CGACGCCCAGCCAGTTGGCGTATGCGTCCATCGCCGACCAGGTCGACGTGCCGCTCGACCACCCCCTGAGCTGGTCGACAAAATCGCCCTCATCCATCAGCACGGCAGTCTTGTAGCACAGGCACTGTACGTGAACAGGGAGGATGATCGTGCCTTTCGGGTATACGCCATCGCCATCCTCCCCCCCGACGACGATGTCCTCGCATTCGCAGCCGATATCCGGATGATCTGGGCTAAGGTTGATCTGCTCTTGCTCAATCCAGGGCATCTTGCCCATCACAGTGTCTGTGGCGCCGTGGTGGACTGCCTGGAGCTCATTCCGCGCTAGGCGAAGGCCCTTGTATGCCACGCCCTGGCCAGCGCACTCGGCGCCGGAGTAGAGCCCTGTCCGCCGGCCGTCGGCGATCTCCTGCTTCGTCAGGCCGTACAGGCGGGTCCTGGTCCACCGCGGGCACTCGTTGCCGAATCCCAGGTAGGGCTCCAACCGCTCGGCGATGTTCCAGGCGCTGTCCTGCTCCGCGACGCCCTGGAACACGAGCTGCCGAATGCCCTCTATACTCTGCTGGCTCAGGTTCCACACCCGCTCGCTCAGCTGAAGGCCATCGCCGTAGATCCGCTGGTTCGCCGCTTCGATGATGGCCTGGATCTGCTCTTCGAACAGGACGGGGATCTCCTCCTGCTCCTGCAGCCGGCTCTCCTCCAGCGCTTGGGTCACAAACGATCGATGCATCACCGCCAGCGACCCAAAGGGGATGCTCGCTGCCTCCCACCGGAGTGCCTGGAAGATCTCCAGCCACTCGCTGAATGAATCGTCCCAGGCGTTCTCCAATCCGGTGATGGCTACGCTGAGCCCAAGCCCGTCCAGGGTCCCGTCCTCGTCCGCTGCATCGAGGATGATCCCACGTGCCGTGGAGGAGAACTCTCCCAGGATTCGGTGGGTCTCGCCCAGAACGTACAGCTGAACGCGCATCACGGCGCCCTGCTGGGCGTCCCACACCAGGTCGATGGGTATATCAAGCAGCGTCTTCTCAGCCACCGATTCGGCTCCGCATCTCGTCGGCCGCGTTGGCCACCTGGCCCGGCGCCCCTTCCTCTTCGTCCCGATCCTGCTGCAGCATAAACGATAGATCGACACCGGGAATGAAGCGCTCCAACACGCTGGCGATCACCTCGTCCGGCCAGCCCAGCGTCCGCAACCGCAGCGCCGCGTCTGCCACATCTTTCAGGTCCTGAGCTGTGAGGACCTGCTTGGCCTGCCATTTGATCTCGTACTCCAGCCGTTCCGGCCAGATCCCGGCCAGGAGCCATTGCGTCTCCAGCAGCGGCCGGACGATCTGCCCCTCGGCCCAGGTCCGCAGCTGCTGCAACGTTTCGTCGTACTCCCGCTTCTTCTCTTTGAGAACGTCACGGTTCAAGTTTTCGCCGTACCCCAGGAGCTCCATCGGCACGTCTCCGGACATCATCCAGGTGGCGATGTGGTGCTCGACGTCTCCGATCTCCGAGAGCGTGGCGTCGCCCTGAATGGCCATAATGGCCCCCTTCTTGTTTGTGAAGAAATCTGCCACGGCCGCGAATGGATTATCCAGAGCAGCTTTGTTGAGCTCTTTGTATTTCTTCAGACCGCCCTCGTCGGCGCCCTCGACGACGTGGAGGTACTTCATCCCGGCACGGGTTTTCCGTCGGATGGCAACGTCGACCTCGCCCTCGGTCACCCGCTTCCAGGCACCGGTTCCGGACGCAAACATCGGCGTCCCGTACCGATCCCCTTCGTCGTGATCCCAACGGGCGTGGATGATCTGCCAATCAGCGAACCATACCGCATCCCGAGGTGCCTCCTGCCCAATCCAAATCGAGTCGGCCCACCAATAGGCCTGGGTTGGGTCTGGGAATCGATCCGCGTCGTCAGAGTTGCGATGCATCTGCAACGTCGGCTTTCGAGTGACATCGGCGATCTGCATCCGATCATTGACACCAATCTCCAGAAACGAATCCCCGTCCCGCACCGTCAGCCGGATCCAACCCTCGATAGCCGATGACAGGTGTAGACGTTGCAGCAGATCGTCGGCCGCCTGCTGGGCAGCTGGATCATTCGTCACCTTAACCCGGAACCCGCCGCTGACGATGTCGCCGGCCAGCGTCTTGATCATCTTCTTGGCCCGCGTATCGGTCTTGTACATCTTTCGGCAGGTGGTGATAATCTGGCGCCTTTCCGTATCAGCACGGAACCGAGTCATACCTGCCGTCGGACGCGACGGCTGGGGTCGGTCATCTAGCGTCGTCCGCTGCTGCTGTTGCGGACGGAATCGCTGTAGGAATTGTCCGACGCGGTCAATAAGGCTCATACAATGCCTCTCAGCTCAATGCTCTCTTCATCATTCGCTCTAGGACAGGCAGATTGCGTTCAACGGTACTCATCACGATGGCGTACTTCTGCCCGTGCGCCAACTCCAAGAATTTGCCGTAGTAGACGGTGTGTCCAAACACCACGATCAACGTGCCCCGGTCGCCCTCCTCGATCGTTACGCCCCCCTGCTGGGCCGCTGCACCGGCCGAGACCTGGCCAGTCAGCGTGGGGAGGCCAAATCCATCCACGGCGAAGAACAACCCGGACCTGGCATTGCCAGTGCGATCGTGCCAGGGGGCGTTGGCTCGCCCCTCATCCTGCATCTTCTGGCCGACGTACGCCGCAACAGCGTGAACCGTTGCCAGGACCTGCCGCTCGTATCGTCGGATACCGCGCACCAGCGTCGACGGAGGCCTAACCCATTGGAAGCCGGATCCGAGCATTACTCTACGATCTCCGCTTCGGCCGTTACTGCCGCCGATTGATTAGGTCGGACGAAGACAACACGGTACAGGTCCCCCTCGCCATCGTTGAACCGGTCGCCCGGCGCAATGTCCAAGTCGACGCCACCCATCACGATGACCTGGCCCCTGCTCTCCTGCCCGCGATCGCTATCAACGCGCCGACCGCTACCGCGGACCCGGGCAATCCTCACGTTCTGGGCGCCCAGCGTGCTGTCACCGCGCCGGATGGTGATCGACTCCTCCCGATCGCCACGCACGGCGGCGAGGTCCGTCTGCATCTGGGCCAGGTCGTCGCTGGATAGCATCGTCACCGTCTCGCCGCGTTGTAGTCAGCGCGGATCGCCTTGGTCCCGATGGCCCCAGAGAGCGCTTCCTGATACTCCTGCTCCAGGAGCTTGGCCTGTTTGCGTAGCGATTCTGGCTGACCTGTCTTGTCCACTCTCTCATCACCGAAGTCGTACTTCCAGGCGTCGCCGGCGACGGCGTTGGCCTGGAGGCGCAGAGCCTTGGCCTGGGCCAGCAGGAGGATGATTTCCGCGTCCTCATCGAGGAGATAGGGATACTCGTCCGAGTCGTCGAGGACGTGGGTAGCCAGGTACCACATATCGCGGGAGAGGCTGTAGGACGGCGTCGGCCAGAACGTGATCTGCCGGCCGGTGATCGAGTACTCCTCGGTGTACGTCGACGACACCGGGATCAGGCCATCTCCCGAGTTGATGATCCCGTCGCGGTGTGTCAAGCTCTCCAGCTTCACCAGGTCGTGGAAGTCATCAGGAAGATCGTAGGTGGCCGTGCCGTTGACGATGCTGAGCGTGGTGACCCGTTGAGTCGGCCGGCGGGCGCCATAGTCCGCGACGGCGCGCTTGACGCAGCGCTCGTATTGATCGGCGCTGGGGACGCTGTCCCGCGCCGGGACGTCGGCCTGCAGGTCAGATACCAAGCTGGCCAGGGATACGCTCACTCTTTGCCTCCGTTCTCTGCCGGTGGGTGATCATCGGCTCTGTCAACCCGCCATTGCACCGTCTCGCCAGTGTCGCTGTCCACGCATCGCACCAGCACGCGGTTGAACAGGCATCCCAAGACTGTGTTCAGCAGCCCCAGCCAGCTCAATCCGCGAAGGTAACATCGATTCTTCATCGTTTCATCACCGTTCTGTAGCAGGTGCAATACAGTTTATCGTGCCTATAGCGCTGTTCCGCAGAGAGGGGTTTCCCTGTTCCACCACCCCCCATGTGCTCCGTTGTTCCACGGAACAAGGGGCTATTTCCCGGGAAATACTCACCGCCCCACCCCGCTCTGCCAGTACTCGCCCAGGGGGGTGATGTCCCCCTCGTCGTCGACGAGGAAGGAGCACCACCATCGGCGGTATCCCATCCAGCTCGGATCGTCTGAGACGGCGCCGGCGATCGGGATGAACCAGAACGCCGCGTCGTAGCCCGGGTTGGCATCGATGCTGGGATAGCGCGCCGCCCACTCCGGATCGCCATTGAACCACCAGGCGAACGGCTCCATAAAGCCGTCGCGGATCTCGTCCCACTGCGCCGGCTCCCAGCTCAGCCAACGGGTGAATATAGTATCTGGCATACACCAGGAAGCCGATCCCACCTCTGT